ATTTCAGAGGGGGTGTAATTTTGGAGACCCCCTCCCCCTATCTAGAAATACCTATTCTTTTACTACTTTTTTATAGATATTCATGAAGTCATACTTGATTATTTCATCGATGGCTCTCTCTATTTCAGCATTTTCTTCCTGTTCGGTCATTTCATCTGTAGTTTTTGCTATCCTATCCAAATAACCACAGCTATTATAGCCCTTTTCAACGTCAAATAAGAACCAATTATTGAATTCTTCGAAGACATCGAAAGGATTATCGATTGTTGTTAGTCTTGCTTCTCTCATCATGGTCCTTTCTATTTCAAATACTTAGATACTGTTCCTGTACTTGAGCCGATACTGTCTGCTATTTCTCTTATAGTGTATCCACTATTCTGCATAGCTTGTATCTTGTTTACTTTTGCCTCGCTCAATCCTTTGTTTTCTCTAGGCATTGCTCGCTCTCTGAGGTTATCAGCATCTGTATTGTTAAGTATCTTATGCAACACGTTCTCTGTTACTGCTCCAGCCTGAATGGCTTCCCATTCTTTATCTGTTATTTGTATCTTTGTCTTAGAAGCTCCGACTTGTGCTCTTGCATCCTGCAAAAGTTGTTGTGACTTCTTCTTCAAATCTTTCTTTGGTACCTTCGAGTCAGCTCCGTATTCCTCTCTGTATGCGTCTACATAATTCTTTATGCCGGCATTGGCTATTGTCTGAGCCATTCTCTCTTTAGGAGCATTCTTCAATGCAACATTAAGCTTTGCCATTAAAGAATTGTATTCCTCAGAGTATTCTTTCTTAGCTTCTGGAGAGTACTTCAAACTTTTGGTGTTAATCATCTCTTTTCTTGCCTGATTCGCAAGACTTTTCATGGAGTTTGCGTAGTCAGCATACATCTTCTCTTGCCAAGTACCAGAAGAAAGAGTATTAGCATCCTTAGTTTCAGCCATCTTCGTAGATTTTGTAGTACGAATTTCTTCTTTACCTGTCTTAGGATTTGTATAGGTCTCGACAATAGACTTGTAAGAAACTTCTCCTGTCTCCTTATCTATTATCGGAGAACCAACTCGTTTCGGAACTCTAACTTCAGACTTCGCTCTTGATAAGAGAGTTGATGCACCCTCTCGATATCTTCCAGTTTCCTCATCTATATGGCCTTGATACTTTGCCTTAAGTTGACCAATGTTATTGTCTGCTTCAGACCTTTTATAGTCTAGCTTATGCTTCTCAGCATCTATTACAACCATAGAATGCTTAACCGCTCTTGCTAATTCTTCTTGACTTGCTCCTTTCAAAGTCATGTCGTTTATTAAGTTTGAAATCACACCCATTTGTTTCTGCGTATCTTTCATAACTTTCATACCTTCTCTGTAAGGATACGCAAGTTTTGTATCAAAACCTTCTAATTCTTTAAGAGGTGGTGTACTACTAATCTTGATTTTAGAATTGGTTGGTATGCACATAGCTGTGTCACCATCAAAATCTGCACCAGATAGTCTGTCTGCAACTTTCTTAGTAATACCTATGGCATCCTTACCCATCTTACCAATCATAGCATCGCCTTCTTTGTTCTTATTATTGACTGTAAGAATTGGTATTTCAAAAGTTCCACCATGTGGGAATCTTACAAGAGCGAGTTTCTCTCCGTTTCTATAATCAGGTGCATAGACCTCATTATCTTTTAGTGAGTTAACAGGAAGTATTACTTTGTACTTCTGTCTTGGCAGAGCCGCTGCTTTCAAATGAACAGCTGCAGCATCACAATCTTCAGCAAAAGCATTAAGATAGTGTTTCTTAAGAGTTGGATTTGTAAGACTCTTAATCTCATCGAATTCTGCGTACCTATCTTTCTTTGTAATGTCGAGTTGTCTTTTAACTAAGTCTTGATTCTGTTTTGCTAAAAATTGTGATGGTAGTTTATCAGACCACTCATTCCAGTCTCCCTGTTCCTTAGTCTTATTAATTAAAGACATTTTTCTTTTACCATCAGAGTCTATATAATCACTCTGACCATTTGCCTTAATCAACGCTCCGAACGGATTCTCATCATTCTTTATAGGTTTCAAAACAGAATTGTCTTTAGGACCGAGTGCTGGTGTACCCTTAGGTTTATTAGTATTAAATCTAACATCAACACCTTTAGGTAGGTCATCAGAATACACAGCCATACCTTTTAAATAATGAGTTCCATCTACAAGCATTCTAACCTGCGCATAGTTAGACTCACCTAAAGATATGTCTTTAACTCCTCTTCTTAACTCTATAACTCCATCCTTATCGACTCCTCCATCTTCAGCATACCGTATTTGAAGTCTCTTAGAATCCATAGATTCAGGGTATCTAAAAGTATTGAAAGTTTTTCCATCGTCAGTACTGGAATACTCTTTCAAAGAATTTATTTTACTTGTATCGTAAATATCTTTGTGTTCTGTTCCCGGAGGTCCAACAACTTGCATAGTTGTAAACTGACCGGGCATAGTTGCCTGAGCAATCCTTCCACTGTATGTTGGATATCCATCTCTAGCAAGCATGTATAATGCTTGATTTAATTTTTCTTTAGATATACCTAATTCTCTCTCTACACCAACACCGACATCTATCAAACCTTTACTATCAATTTGTTCTTTAAGAAAGTTGTATGTATTCCTTGCTTCATCCATTCTTGCTTTTGCATCATCATTTAACAAAGCTCTAATAGACGAATCATTCTTATAACCCATCTGTTCAGCAACCGCTTTTAAAGACATTCCAGAATCTCTAAGTCTTTTTGCTGTTGCTACCTCTGCAGACCTTCGTTCTTCCATAGCTAAAGATTTCTGAACTCTAAGTTCTGTAGTAGAAAGACCAATCTCGTTAGCTATCTGAGTTTCGGACATTCCAGATTTCTTTAAGTTTTCTACTCTTGTAAGAAAATCTCTAGAGTGTTGATAAGGATTTTTTCCAGAACCCCAAGGATATCTTCCAGAAAATTTCGGAGTTCCATAATGCATTAATTCATCGATGCTTGGTTTATCAACATATAACCTACCCATAATCACATATCCTCCGAATATTTTAATTTGTTTATAACCTTATCAAACGAAATTATCTTTTTAGTAATCCCAAGAATTTCATTAGGTTCAGGTTCGAATATGATTACTTCATCATTCTGGTATATCCTCAGTTCCATATTTATTGAGTTCGGATTGATTTCGTACTCCAAACAAAAAAGAGCAGCATAAATCATAAGCTGTTCCATATGTGTTGGGCTAGTACCGGTCTTCAAATCATGTATTCGCAATAAGTTATCTCTGAAAGATATGGAATCAGCTGTTCCGAAACAATTGTCCGAATAATATAAAACCTGTTCCGGTGTCATCCTATAACCTATAGCGTCATTGACATATGCATTCAGAGTCTTCTTAGACTTTGGTAATTTCTGACCAAGCTTAATACACTTTGCTGCAAACTCATGTAACTCCGTTCCTTTCTGAACAGCTAAAGATGACTTATAAAAATTTGCAATCTTCTCTTCATCGTAATTCAGCCAATAGTATTTAGACGCCCCAAGTAGGGCATGCTTACCTTCCTGCTGATAGTGCTTGTTCCAATTCATTTAGAACCTCCTCTTTGTTTTCAGGAAATATAAATCTTGCAAAAGACATTTCGTTCATCTTATCAACATAATATGATTGATTCGGTCTTTTACTAGCCCCCTTTTGTTTTTTACACTCTAAAGCAGCCCATCGGTCTTTGTATAAAACTGTTATGTCCGGTATGCCTTGAATATAACCTGCATCATTTTTCATAACTATACAACCATCAAACTTTTTCTTTATCTCTTTTATTAAGTCTGATTGAAATTTGTTTTCTTTCATAATGAGCTCCTTTCGATAAAAATATAAAGAGATGCAATAATGAATCCTTCGCTCTAATAAAGGCCATATTGTATCTCTCTCTATAAAAGGGAATGTATTTTTCGCGTGCAATAAAAATATAGTCACGCATCATAGTTTTGAGTTTTTAAAATATCATCATACTCTTTAAGAATTTGATGAATCCTAACATGGGATACTCCAAGTTCTTCAGCTATCTTTCGTAACGAATAACCTTGTGCCCTAAGTTGACATACTTCACAATTTCTTTTTTGTTTTTTAGGTTGTCCTTTACGAGCATAAAAAATATCATCACTAACTAAATCTCTTTCTTTATTGTTTAATTCATCTAATCTACTATCTCCTTCACTGCTTCTAATAAGTTTATGATTCAATCCATCATACACAATATAGAACCCATCGGCTTGATGACCTATTATTTTCATATAATCGTATTTGGCGAATCTATTGCATGTTTTATACACCTCTGGGAAAAGTTTCTTAAAATCATTCAAAATCATATTCCAAGTTATTTTTTTCATAAATTCTCCTACTGTTAAGGTTTTGTTAAGGTTATTGCGTTCAAATTGATAGTCTGAGCTTTAAACTATATAATATATATAATTTTTTCTCTCGCGTATAAAATAAAAGATGAATACCATTTTGGACAGAATAACCTTAACATAACCTTAACAAAAATGGCAGTTTTAACGTAATAACCTTAACTTAAACCTTAACACTTTGCTGTTTTAGCATAATAACCTTAACATAACCTTAACACCTAATTTTCACTATTTTTCACTAATTGTGAACAAAATATGAACAAATTATTAAAATTTTATGAAGAGAAACCGTCCAGTAACTTCTCCAAATATCCGAAAAAGTCAACGAATTCCTTAAATTCATACTCGTTTTCTAAAATTTTCGGCTTCAAAGCTCTCAGCATAATGAACGCACGACCCAAAGAATACCTAAATTTACCACATGAAATATAGTTCTGAGGCAAACTTTGCATCATGGCATACCAATATTTCTTCTTGTATTCTGGATTCTGAAGCTTCAAATATAACAAACGCTGATTGTTTAAATCATTTATAGTAGCGCTAAGATTACTTATTGCCGTAGCTCCTAATGCCTCGAAAGAGAAATCTGCCAAGACAAACTCACGTTCTTCTATAGTTTTCATTATCGGTTCCATAGATAGACTAAAGCATGCAGTCCCAAGATTTTTTAATATCTTATGTTCAAAAGCATCCCACCAATATGCAGGTGCTTTAATCTCTGTTGTGAACCATACTATTCCTGCTTCATCAGCTAATATGCTGGTGGTCTTTAAATATATCATTTAACACCTCCCTCTAAATCTGATGCAAAATATGCATCCATCATAGTACCTATTCTCTTAATCTTTTCTCTAGCAGTTTTCAAAGACAAAATATTATTCTTTGTCATACAACCATACTTCAAAAATATAAATGCTGCAAAGGTGTTATCCAAATAATCAATCTCTTCTGTCATTCTATTCAAATATGTGTCTGCGTAATCTGCTCTTAATTCCTCAATACTCTTCATAAAAAATCTCCTTTTAAATATACATTCTATAAATCTACCAATTTACGTAATCTTTTAATGTCGTTTTCATTCCCTGCGTAAAATATCTTTTTGCCATTCTTTACGGCGTAGTCATGCTCAGCTTGAGCATTCTTAGAATCTTCCCATCCCTCAAGCATAAATATAGCTTCGCTTACAGATAACGCCGTTAAACAAATAGATAATATGTCATCATTATTCCAACCATCATTAAAGTTCATCCAGCATGGATTAAATGGACTATGACCTAACAATTTCAGTCTAGCCTCTGCCAATAAATATGGATGTCTATAACAGCCACGGTTTGCAGGAACAGGCCCACTAATATATATCTTCATTCCAAACCCCCTTAAAATGATTGTATAGCTTTAACTATGGCTTCTGCTTCGTCTAATATCTTTCTTAGCTTTGTGGTGTCGTCAAACACATTAATCGACATGTCTATATCCGCAATAGCCGTATATAAATCTATTGATGTACGAACATCTTTAATCTTACTTAGAATAACATCTATATAATTTTCATCAGACATAATCTCATTAAATATATTTTTAACATTATCTCTCTTCTTCATTTCGAATCTCCTTTTACCATTTAACATAATCTCGTTCGTTAAATTTCTTTTTCTTTTTAAGAGCTACAGATATAGCCAAATCTATACTAGCTCCTGACATTAGATGATAGTAATATAACTCCTTGAATGGAGTATTCATTCTATCTATTCTACCAGCCGCTTGAACCATAACCTTATAGCTATAGTTCTGACTGTAAAATATAATCGTGTCTGTTTCAATGCAGTTCCAACCTTCATTACCTGCAGTATACTGAACCAAATATACCCATTTGTCACCTTCTGGTATCTGTTCGTGTTTATGACCGTTCCACTCGGCAATTTCTGTTCCATCAGAATATACTAAACCTCTAAGAATCTCCAACTCATAGTCAAAGTTGTAGAATATGATTGCTTTCGGATGGTTCTCAAGTAGCTTTAGTAACCATTCTCCTCTTGAAATATCACTATTAACAACCTTTCTTAATACATAACACAAACCACCGGCATTCTGTATCGGCTCTTTCAAATATGGGTCGAACCTAGTCTTGTTTACTTCCCTATACAATAGTTTATCATAGCTTACAGGTATGTTTTTATGTATGGAATTGGTTTCTCTCTTAAAATCCATGTCAACTAAAATATCGTTTCTATACTTTAGTAGCTTACCTGTTGAAATATACCTTTCTATCTTTGGGAAATTGGTGAATCTAGAATATACTGCGTGTTCTCTAAGAAACTCTGTTTTGTTTCTATAGAATCCATTAGCCACAAAGACAGGAATATAATCAGACCAAGTGTCACCCGGCGTTGCAGACAGTAATATCCAATCGTTACAATCAGCAATCTTCAAAAATGACTTAACCCATGTACCACTACCAACTACCCTTTGCTCGTCAAATATGAAGAAAGCCCCATGAATGTCCTTATACTTCTTAATGTTATTCCAGCTATCCACAACAACCTTGTTAGAATATAAATTCACTTCTTTATGCCTCGATAGCAGGAAAGGTATTAATTCCTTATCCCATTCAAAGGTATCTCTCTTCCTTGCAGTAGTGATTATATATAAATCAACTATTCGCTTCTTATCCATAGGAATATAGTCTGACTCGCCAGTCAAGAACTTAGTATCTCCACCCATCTCAAGATAAAAATAAGCGAGGCTGGTCAGAGACTTCCCTGAACCAACCCCTCCGCATAATATACACCCAGTCTTCATCTTACCAAGTGCATCTAATTGGTATTTCCTAAGCTCCATGACTTCTTCTCATTGTCTATAAGATTTACAAAGCGTCCGTTATTGAAATATCCACCGACACATACGGCTCCTATTAACTTTGCCGAAATATCCAAAGCCTCAACCACCTGCTCGTTTAAAGATTTATCAGCATGGAATGAAACCACTCCAATTTCTTTAGTATCCTTATTAAGTCTCTTCTGTAATTCATACTTCAGGTTTTGTATTGATTCCTTACGAATATCGATAGTGAAATATCTGATTTCGTCGTCACTAAGACGTTGCATAACACATGCTTTATTCTTTTCAGACTCACTCAAATTAGGTCTAATTTCATCTACATACCAACTTGTATAGATGGCTATCATTGGTAAATATGCTACGCTCATTAAAATATCCTCCTCTACTTTAATAATCCAACTCTGGCATCATGCAATACTCTCATTTGAGCATTCTCATCACCCTTTAGTTCTCGAAGTTTCTCAATAACCCTTTTAGAATATCCAAGTTCTTCTGCTATCTTAATATTATTTCTTAATACTGCCCCATCATCTGTTTTAAACTTTCTCATGTTGACATTCTCGGATGGGAACATTGGTTTCTTTGGAATATAACTCATCTGAACATCTCCTCATCATCAAGCTCATCATACTTGCCTGCAAACACATCTTCCTCTATCGTCACATACATAGTCTTCAAATATGCTTTAACCCCTGACTTTATACCGTCCTTCTTGTTCTCTATTGTCCAGTAATATGGGCTGATAGATAAATCGACACTTCTTATCTCAGCGAAGTCAATACTTCCGATAGTATCCTCATTGAGCAAGGTTTTCTTCTTTGATGTAACCAAATATACCTTTGGTGGAATGTTCTTGAATGACACCGCCACCCTCAGAATATGTCTCGGTTCATCACCGTCTTCTTTAGGCTCTAAAATATGAATGTTCCAACCGTCATTTTGTAACTGCTCCACAACTTCAGGGTCATCTAATATAACGCTGAAGTTTCTGTCTCCAGCTCTGTTGTACTGACTCTCTTTACCTGAAAAATTTCTAAATAAAATCTTAGCGTTCTCAATGTTTAAAATATCATTTCTCTTCATTTGTTATTCTCCTTTTCTATCAGGTTCATCAACGAACCAATCATAAAAGCCATAAGCTGAAATAGTACCTATAGCTTTTGTAACTAAGTTGTCATAATATCCAGTATCGATATCATTCTCTTTATTCAATTGTCTAACCATCTCTGATTCAAGCCATCTATAACCTTTCGTACCTGTTACAGCGTGGTATTTATCATCGACGTTCTTCAATAATATACCACCCCCACAACCTTCTTTTATCGGACAGAATAACCCAACTCTACCTATGAAGTGGTAATTGTGTTCACCCTCAGGTAGTTGGTCATTCATGTCTAAATATAAAGCTGTGGTAACCGACTTGGTTTCACATAAGTCTTCAAACTCTATAGGCTCCTTAGAAAATAAAGTCTTGAATACATATGGTACTTGGAATTGTGTTCCCGTTGCAGTCCAATCACCATCTTTATACTTAGCAATATAAACGGCGTCGTTCACAAGGCACATCTTCTCGTAAGTTGCCTCATGCTCGAAAGAATATCCATACTTCTTACCGAACTCCATAACGAAATCAATGATTTCAGGTGTGGCATCAGGTATCTTTATTGAGTCTGTCTTGATATGAGCAACCGTAAAGCCTCTACTTTGAACCTCATCTTGCAAGGTTCTCATAAATAACGCACCTCTGAGAGCTACGATGTTGTTCTTGTTGCGAATATCCCTGAACGGGTTGTCGAACTTAGCTGAAGTCAAACCGTAGACTGAATTTATAGCAATCTTTAACGCCTGAGCAAGGGATTTGGCCATGTTAGAGTCATCCATATACTTAGCTAATCTACCGTCAAACATCGTTTTAACAATATCAAACTCCTTGTGCTTGACATGCATACGAATATCAAGCAACTCCTTGAATCGTTGAGTATACTTTCCAAATATGTTTAGCTTTATAGCACTGTTTGGATGCATAGAAGCAACATCAAGCAATGCTACGTTTTTATACATTCCCGGTTCTGCATAAACATAACCACCAAGCCCAAGGTCTGTTCCTCTATAAATATTATGGAATTTGTTATCCTCTAATTGCTTAAACTCATACCCCGGAAATTCTTCTGACAAATCCGTATAAACCAGCTCTGGGTGTTTATCATTACCAAATATAATTTTAGTTGTGAGAGAGTTAGTAGTATCATTTACAGTCATACCGGCTAAGTCTGCCAAAATTTCCCTTGCAGTAAAATCCGCTTTAGTAGCGTCGAATACTGCTTCAGTAGCTATGACGTCGTTATCACAATATTCCGCTACCTCTACCCATTTCTCTTCAGGAACAGGTTGGTCCCAAGGAAGACCTAACTCCTTATGATGTATACCAAGTTCTATCTCCCATTTCTTAAGAGACTGTTTCTTACTAGCATAGTCGTAAATATCCGTATAAGATATGTTATATGCCTCTCCGAAAAAACAATTAGGAGAGTCGTTAATTATCTTCTGTGATAATTCATAAAGCTGTTGGTTAGAATATCCAAGTAATCTGCCATACAACATATGATTATCGTATCTCCTACAATTAAACCCAACAAGATTGAACTTCATAAGTTCTTCTATCTCTTTTGGCGTTGGATTTATCATTCTAACTACTGTTTTATCTTTTCCTGCTAGTTTGAAATTAACAAGAAATAGATTAGGAAACACCTCAACATCAAAAAATACCAATTCTTTATTCTTGTCAGATATAGGAATTGATGGTTCTTCGGATTTGAATTTCATTTTAGACGTCAAAGTGATACAGTAATCAGAATTATTTGTACTCGACGCTGCAAACGAAAGAATACGACTACGAATATCGGTTACATCATAGTGTAAACCGCTATTATACGCATCTTCAAGTATCTTAAATATAAAGTCGACACTTGGTTTTGTTGCAGGGTGTATCTCCTTTAATAAGTTTCTCTGGATGAGCACTCGCAGTGCTTTCTCGCTTTTTATCGTGTTTTCGCTTATCGTTTTCTTCACCTCCTCTTTTAATGGTAAACCAGAAGATATTGTTGTTATAGGAATATCATTACACTTAACCAGTTTCCTTCGTAACGAACTGTTACCTGTGAATACTTTCAATTCAATATTTTCATCATAGATACGACTTAATTTTTCGACATCACCATCATAAATATAATGAAGATGTAAGCCGTTCCCAGATTTAGAAGTTTCGGCGTAAGTTTTTGGAAACTTGGATGCTGCTCTAATATTTTCCTCTAGGGATTTTTTGCCATTCTTGCAAATATCAAAGTCAACAACAATATGGTTTTCAGGGAGTCTGACATAGTGTAGTTTATGAGTATCCAAATCTTTTAAATGAGTCTTTACATTACTCCACTTGCTTTTTGGTATTTCATCTTCCGTAGCATATTGAGCAAACTCATCTTTACAATAGTCATCAAATATAGATTGTTTGCTATCCAAAGACAGCCAAGATATAGTGTCAGCATTTGCTTTATACTCCTTAACATTATTTAGAAATAGCTCAGACTTAAATATAGAATACTCAGTATCCGTTTCGGTTGTGATGCACTCTCGGAAATAATTCTTTAGTTCTTCTCTAAAGTTTTTCTTGCTCATAGGGAAAGGAACCTTAGACGCATCACAATATACCTTATACATTTCCCATGCTTGTTTTAAACCAACAGTGTCCTCTCTCTTAAAGACTAAATATGAATCGAGTACAAAGTCATAGAATTCGTTGGTGGCACTCATCATGTCCTTTGGCATATATGTATCCCACATCTTGACATCTGATAAATATAAATCAAGACAGTGCTTTGCAATACCACCAAGTTCGAATTTGATTTGATTCATTAGAATATCATACTCGTCTTTACTAACTTTATTCCCGGTTGGTTTCACATCTATCAATCTTCTAATGAGTCCCGATTTACCATCAGTAATCTTTACAGGTTTGTTTGTGCCCATAAATAAGAAAGATTTAAACCGATTAGTGTAAGTCGATTTAAACTTCTCATTCACTGTCATCATCTCATGCGATACTAATGAGTTAAGTCTTGTATTATCTTCTATTCTAGATAAATCTCCGTCGTGTTGGATTGCCACTAATGGATTTGTCTTAAAAGCTTCTAATGCAAATATGTTGCTACTCGAACCAAGGGCCTTAGCGTCAAATACTGAGTAATATCCATCAAATAACATTTGTATAATGTTGAGTATAGTTGATTTACCGGTACCTGCTGAACCGTACAGAACGCAGAATTTCTGTATCTTTTTAGAATCTCCAGATACAATAGCACCGATACACCACTCTATCTTTCTTCGCTCTTCCTCAGAATATAAAGTGGAGATGAGTCTCTCATATGATGAAATATCACATTCTTCAAGTGGGTATGATAGTTTCTTGCTAGCGTAATTAGTCTTCTTAGTTTCGCTATTAGAGAACAATATAGTTTCATCAAGCATGTGAAACCTATCCCTCATCTGTTTCTGACAATACTTATGCCACACATCTATCATACCCGAATCGGCATCCCACAAATATAAAACTCGTACGTCATCTCCTGTGCGTTCTCTATACTCCTTTGAAAATATAGAAAGCTCTTTGTCGATAAGTTCTATAGCAGTCTGCTCATCTGTACTCCACATCTTAGATTCTTCATTCCATATAGCATAAAAATCACCACCGCGAATCATCAAATCAGTCGTGGAGACTATTTTAAATTTAGGATATATCTCTATGACTCCCTTTTTGGTACTCCTAGTGGCAATATTTAGGAAGTCTAACATTTTTAAAACCTCCTATCTAAGAGAACACAAATTCATTCAAATATAAATGCATCTGGGACCAGATTTCAATCTGCCTCATGTCTTTGTTTCTATCGTTTGTAATGAATAAACTGCCTCGTCCATTCTTCTCATAGTCTCGTTTAAGGAACTTCTTAATGATTCTGTCAACTTCAGCCTTGTTGAAATGTAAATCGTTATACTCATCAAGTCCAAGATTAGCTATCATTATCCAAAACCAGTTTCCAACATCATCTCCGTCGATAAATTGCTCCTCAATTCTTAATGATAATGCGACCATAACTTCTAATACACTTGCTTGTCGTATGTCCAAATATGTAGCTATTTGAGCATAAGGTATCTCTGTATCATACCCGAAACGATAACGCAAATCAATTCCGTCTGCTATTCGGTTGTCATCCATAGGTATGAGATAGTCAAACTGAATATCATTTAAAAATGAAAGAAGCTTTCTGTAATCAGAAGCTTTCATCTCATCATTACTTATCAATTTCTCTATCCAACTAAAATATAAATTGTTAATCTCATCATATGTCATTCACTATCACCTTTCTATTCCCTCTTCTCTTACTTCCTCGTATGTTCTCAAATCACGAGATATTTCAAACTCACACTTCAATTTGTCATTTCTGACATACACAACGTCCTCGCCTGATTCAAAATATCCTACGTATTCCGTACCGACTGTCTCATCTGGATTTTCTACCGGTTTCTCCCAATCATCGGTAAGAACCCCGTCACTAAAATATATCAAGCTAATGAGGTCGTAGCTAATATACTCGCCAACTCTATCTTCTTCGATAACGAATGGTTTGTCTCTTGCTACTATGTTATCTTCAAATATCTCAAATGCTCCTGATATAGGCTCTTCAGAAATATCAATCGAATCTTCATCCGCATCTTCATTGTCTTCTGAAATATCATTTGAAACTACATCGTTGGTTTTCTCATTGTGTCTGTTTTCATACTCCTCAACCTTTTTAGTGTTAATGACTTTGGACACAATACTTCCTTTGTCTTCCGCAACAGCCACTTTGCTTTTCAAATACTCTTCTTTTTCGAAATATTCCATCTGGGTTTTTTCAAGCTGGTCTTTGTAGAACTCTTTAAGTTTGTTAACCTCTTCGTCCATTTCTGCTTCTACTTTATTTTTTAAACCGTGATAGGTTAACACACTTCCAACTACTATACCAACTAAAAAACTTATAACTGTTTTACCTCTCATAACAAATCTCCTTTAAAATATAAAAGCCAAGAGACCATGTTTCCATAGCCTCTATAGCTTAGTCATCAATATTCAATTTTTACTTCAGTTTAAATTACTTTTTGTAAATAAAGAATCTTATTATGGTACCTATGATAAGTCCAATAATTACGGATGTCATATAAATTTTTCGTTTGTCGCCCCAAACTATTGAATCCACCAATAAGTCTTTCACACATAAAATTCTTTCCTTGATTTTCATATTTTAATCTCCTTTAAAAATAGTTTATTGTGCGGGTTTAGCTCATCTATCATCAATAAGCTGAAAAATAATGTCCGTCTTCTTTGAACAGAGGTGTTCCGTAATCGCTATACCTGTCCATCCTAAAGAATATGACATCGCTATTAGTCCTATCTTTCAGCTCTTCTAGAACTAAGTTTCTAGCATAGTCATCCACATATGTCTTCTTATATCTACCATTCCACATACTTGTAAACTGGTGCTTCTGATATATAACATCAGTAATTGTATCAGGAAAATGTGGTGAATCAACTCTGTTAAGAACCGTATCAATTACGAGCCTCTTCCCTAACTCGGACTCATCTTCTGCCTCAGCCATGGTTACCAATGCTAATAGTTCAAGTTCCTCATCAGATATGATTCTGACATCTGCCGTATGAGTAGTAGTTTCTGCTTCTGTATCATACTCATCAAATATAAATGAATCTGTTTCGCTCTCCTGAGCCTCTGTAGATGTCTCAGTCTCTACAACACTAACTATTGATTCAGGAATTATTCTTGGGTTGTCAGTGGCTCTGACAGTATACATACCAAGTATTGTAAAGCCACCAACCATAAATATAATACTCTTTAAATTCTTCATTACATGTCTCCTAAAATATTACCATCAACATTGAAGTCAAGCAATATAACATTCTCAAGACCGTTTACAAACCTTCTATTTGCATCTTCTTCGAGCTTAAATATACCGAAGTCAACGCAATTATGCAGAGCTGGGTTCTTGGTATTATACTTCCATCCGATAACTTGACCTGCTTTTGTTCTTTCTATTCCGAGCATATCATAAACTTCATTCAAAAATAAATGACCACGGCTTATCAAAAGGTCATTAGCATATCTCTCCTGAGCCTGCAGGAACATTAAATTATACTCTGGGTTCTTCTCCCAGTCCGGACAAGATGAATCGAAGAACTTTGCATATGGGTTCTTTGAAATATCAATAGACTTCTCTTCTACTGTCTTAGTCTTCTTTTTACCCTTTTCATCTGTATACTCTTCTTCAACCTCTTTTGATTCAACTCCGTATCTGATTTCTTTTTCAAACTCCTCTCCGAATTTATCAGCGATTCTCTTTCTGTATTCTGCCCAGCCTTTATCTACTGCCTGATAAGCCGCCGCCAATGCAAGATTTCTCTTGTTTAATATATTGTGAGACGAGAATATACAACCTATGCTAACAGCTCCTAATATAAACGCAGGTACATATAACTTTGCAACCTGAACTGCTGTCTGAACAGTTATTATGCGAATATCATTTTTTGCGTCCTGCTCGCTATACTCTTCCTTAGATATGGTTTCATCCTCTAAACTATCGTGAATCATCTGGAGCTGCTCTTTTCTCTTCTCTAAAATATCATTGAGCTTTGTTGTTTGCTTGCAAGCTATTACTGTAGTAGCGACCATACCTGCTACACCTGCTACAACCAATATCTCCGGACTATGCTTAACTGTTTGAAATTTCACTCTGTTTACTAAACCTGCTACACTATTTAAAATACTCATTATTGTTCTCCTTTTTCCATTTTATCTACTAAACGATTTAAATACCACTGTGCTTTTTTTAAATCTTCTAATCCATTCTTCTTAGAATATCGACAAATATACTTCAACACATTACCTACGAGTACTGCTTCCGGACCTTTCAAATTGTCCGTAACAGCTTCCAAAATATCAATAGTTTCAAGACCATTACCAAGTTTGTAATGACTTGGATGGTTGATAATATCTTCTTTTACACGCTTTTCGCTCATATGTTTCCTCCTAACTTATTGGCATTGCCTGCGGTAATACTAGCAAATATCCATCACGAACTCTGTTTACCCTTGCACTGTCAAGATTAGTCCAGCCGTAATTTCTTGTTGTATAATCTTTAGTAACTCCTATGAATTCATACAGTTCAGCGACAGTTACTATCCCATATGAGTCAATATATTCTCTCATTCGGTCTATAACCATCTCCGCTTCTCCTCTGCTTTCCAATATAATGTCGTCGTTGCTATCAGAGAAACTTCTTGCTGGTCTTGTATCTCTTCTGCTATCAGTTTTGTTATAATAGCTAGAATATGAAATTCTACTTTGTGAACTACTTGAACTTCTACTTCTTCCGGCCTCTCCGAATAACACGCTGTTTACAATATCAGCAATTATATTCTTTGTTGTTGGCACAATAATATCTTCTATTATCATGTCTCTTAAACTGGTTCTTCCTTCTGGTAGGAACATTTCGATAGTCTTTTCAACAATACCCTTTTTTCTTGTTACCACCTTACCGGTAATTATTTTTTCGTTCTTCTTCTCTTTTGTTTCCATGAAAATCTCCTTTAAATATAAAAACTAAAGAGACTGCGTTTCCGCAATCCCTCGGTGTTTCAAAATATAAAATTACTTTTCTTCGTTATTAAAATCATTCCAAAATTTTTCAATATCGTTATTGACTTCAACCTGCTTCTTAGCCCGTTCTCTTTTTTTTAACCATTCAGCGCCTTTCATCACACAAGCACCAACGACATTAAATATAATTATCGCTGCTACCACTTGACCAATAGTCACCTGATTATGATTTTTAAAAGTTCCATCGGCTTTGAAACCGTTATCAACCATTTCTTCGTTATTAAAAATATTATCCATTTCAAATCTCCTTTAAAAATATGTTTATAGTTTTCATTAAAGCGTTTGTATATGATGCGTAAAAATAAATGATTTACAGCAGCTCCTTAGCTTGTTTTCTTTCTAATCAATTTAACACCTTTTAGCGCACAAGCACCAAGAATATTTAATATTATTGTCGCCCCTACTATTTTACCGACGGTAGTCTCAAAGTAAACTCTTGTGTTAGCAATATTTTTAAAAGTTCCAATAGCCTTGATATCGTTATTCTTCATTTTCAATCTCCTTCTACATATAAAAACTAAAGGAGACTGTGTTTGTCACAATCCCCTCTGTTTCAAAATATCAAATTACTTTTCTTCAGTTGCCTCGATGTCCTCAGTTCTCACAACTTCAATGTTTACCTTTGATTCTTTAGCCTCTTTCCTCTTTTTGCCAATATACTTTACGAGCTTGTATCCAAGCATACCTGCAACTATAATCGCAGATGCTACTTGATATACATTTACCGCATCGTGTACTAGCTTTCTAGTATCCATAGCCTCAACACCATTGTTTACCATTGTCTCATTGTTAAAATTCTCGTTCATTTTGTTTCTCCTTTTTAAAAATAGTTTATTATCTCTTCATTATAGGGATTGTAAATTTTGCGCGCCATTGCACTTCATCTATAATCATACCTTGGGCCAACTGCATAATCCAAAGTTAAACAAGGAGTTCCATCTTCCGCGATTCTTGATGATAGAATAATATCCAAATATCCATCATCAACATTCCAACCGAGGTCGTCGCCAACTCTAACATTTGGAAGACCTAACTCATAATATAAATCGTTCAAGCTGACCCACATTTCATCTCTCAATCTGTCGTTAATGACGTTTTGAACTTCTTTTATTTTGTTCTGGCTAGACTTAAAATATCTACCAGTTATCTCGTCATAACATAAATGCTCATTATTGTCTGTTATGATTACTTCCTTACTTGCTACAGGATTTTCTTTCAAATGTCTGTCTGCAACTTTTTCCTTAATTTCTTTCTCCTTTTCCTCACCGAGAAGATTAATAACCTCTTCCTTATAATCAGAAAATGCCTTATTACCGATGGCATAAGCTGCTGCAAGTGCTGCATTTCTTCTAGCACTAATATTGCTCGCACCGACTATACAAGCTACAGATGTTACTGCCAATACTGCACATGGAATATAATTTTTCCATACAGTTTTCACAGTATCTTTAACACTCAATTTTTCGACCTTAAGTTCTTCTTTCTTCTCATCTAGAAGTTTCAGAACTTTAGGTGTTTCTCTTACAGCTAGTACAGTAGTTCCTAATAGTCCTGCAACACCTAAACCTATGAGTATTTCAGGACTGTGTTTTGTTACTCCGCTCTTTACAGTTGTTAATAAATTACTCTTCATTTTAAATCTCCTTTTTAAAATATAAAACAAAAGAGCCCTTGTTTAGAGCTCCTCCTACTTTTAACGATTGTTTAATTGTTCCATTTGCCTACGAACTTCTTCAGATATTAGTCTTTTCTGACTATGCTGTCCACTCCACATTGATAATAGCGAAGCCGCTATTGTAACAACGGGGGTTATCTTCACAATCAAATCCTTAATACCATCTAAATTATCCTTTTTAAAATTCATAAATTATACCATCCTTTCATTATAGCGCTTGTAAATTCTGCGAATTGATATGATGTGACGAAAAACTTTCCAAATCGGCATCATCTGCTATAGCATCTAAAGTTGGCGGAAAGGGAAAACATAAGGCATAGTATTCTGTTCCATCTCTAGATTCTCTACGTTCGCAGTAGTAATCTATCCACGAATATCCATAATAGCACCAGCCATAATCAGCGCTCCAACCGAGGATATCTCCTTGCTCAGTGTGAGATAGATTTAGAAAATCATACACCTCATTTAATGTCATATATCCTCGTAATATAAAATTTCTATTCACATGATACATAGCTTCTCTTACTAAATCTAATGATGATTCAAAGAATTCATCCCTATACTCATCATAGAACAAATCATTTTCCGAATTTTTCATCTGGGGATTTTTCTCCTCAAATTTATCATTTGTTATTTCAGTTTTGACCTGTTTGGTTGCGTCACTACCATATAACTCTTCTACTTTATCCTTGTATTGTTTGAACCCATTCTCCAATAGAATATAAGCCGCTGTAATTGACTTCTGTTGTTTAGCATTCAATACTGTTGCGGATATAATGCAAGCAAGTGAACTACCGGTCAGTAAAGCTACCGGTAAATATAAAGGAACCGCAATCTTCAATTTTTCAATGTTACCTATCTCTTCATCTTTTTTCGAATGTATAATATCTTTATACTTCGCTGTATTTCGTATAGCCAGCCCTACACTTACTGCCATTCCTATAGCTCCACCTATTGCTAATATACTCGACTTGTTTTGTCTTATGAAATTATCAATGTTTAGTTTCATTTCCATTCTCCTTTTCTAAAAAACTAAAGAGACTGTGTTTTCACAATCTCTTATTGTCTATAAATATAAATTACCTTTCCATTAGCATTCTCAATGCATTTACATCTCACATGTTGAATAACTTCAATTCGTTTCACAGCTTTTCTCTTCTTCAATAAATCAATACCTTTTATCCCGGCCGCAACAATTATGCTACCTATTAGCACCATCGCTGCTACTTGACCATTGGTAAACGATTTATGACTTCCGAAATTATTTATAGCTTCAAAACCATTGTTCATCATTTCTTCATTGTTAAAATTGTTCTCCATTTTAAATCTCCTTTAAAAATATATTATATCTCTTCATTATAGGGATTGTAAATTTTGCGCAAAATTAAAGAGCATATGATTACTCATACACTCTAAAATATAAATTACATAAACTTACTTGTTATCTTAGTAATGTCAGCAGTTCTTAGTTCTGCATCTACGTCTAAATGCATCAATGCTTTAACACCATCAAACTTTACTTTAACCTCATTAAGTTGTAAATCAACCTTACAACCTAACTGTTTTTCTAAAGCTTTAGACATTATTCCTGATACAATTTTCGTCATAAACTTCGATACTAAATTCATCTCATCCATTTTAAATCTCCTTTTAAATAAGTTAATATATTTCATTAAAGTGCTTGTATAATATGCGAAAAACAAAGAGACTGTGTTTTCACAATCTCTTATTGTCTATAAATATAAATCAGTTTAGTTTTTGAATACTTTCAGATATGATAGTATCGAATTTTGTATTCTTTCGTTTACTGCATTTGCTGCTTTATATCCGCATATAAAACCAATTGTTGAGGCTATAAATATACTCGACCCAATTACTATTTTAATTTGCGTTTCGTAATCATCAACAGCAACACCAGCTCCAATATCAATACCTAATTTGATATCATTATCCAATTTCTTGTTCTTCATAATTAATCTCCTTTAAAAATAAGTTTATAGTTTTCATTAAAGGAAATGTATAATATGCGGTCTTGGCAAAAACAAAGAGCATATGTATATTATGCTCTCTGCCCTTTAACTTTAGTTTATCTTAGGTTGCATCTTATTCATAAGACCTTTTAACATCCCGGATGTGTAAACACCAGTTTCCTCGAATGTTAAACCAGCTTTGAACCAAGCTCCGTAACATATTAACGGTAACGCTATTCCAGCTATATTTATGGCATACCCAATATATCGATGGATGTTTTCCTTTTCAGAACGCTCAATACGCTCGTTCCTTTCGAAGATTTCTTTATCGACACGAATTCTTTCATTTCGTTCTCTTTCTTTCTCTTCGATTTGAACCTTGTATTGACGTTCCTCTTCGTCCAACATTTTTCTTCTTATATCAAGCAGACGACTCAAAGCTTCAAGCCTCTCGTCATACATCTCATCACCTACCTCAAATGAGTTTAACTCTTCAGTTGCTCTGATAATCTCTACTCCGATGTTTAAAATATCTTCTCTCATAAAATTTTCTCCTTTAAATAAATTTTAATAGTTTCATTAAAGGAGATGTGTATCGTGCGGGATATTCTTTACCTTAAATTTTACGATATTTTGTTTTTCCAGCATTTCAATATCATACTTCAATGATAAATATATATCATGTTCATTTGAAATATTAATTGTACCCGCAATGCTCAATAAAAGATTTATAATGTACAATGTTAATAACCCTAGTGAAAACCCACATACAAATATAACTAAGTTTTCAACCATATTACACCCCCATTGATGATTGCAATGGCCTACTGCGATGTGTCTGGTTTATTACCAGCATCAGCAAGACCTTCAGCCAGACAATAACCAATAACACTTGCACCTGCCATAATCAAAGCAGATATCTGAGTTGCGGTGCTATCTGAACCCCCTCTGGCAATTATCAACATGCTTACGAAGCTTGCTATTGATAACCATAATTTCCTACTAGTTAACTTTCTTTTCCAATCCATTTAAAACTCCTTTCTATGATGGTGGATTATCAGGGAGATTTAAAAACTCCTCATATTTTCTTGTCATTACACCATTTTTACCAAGAGAATGATACCAAATATAAAGGTTTTCGAAATTCGCTTTAACTTCTCTTGGTGCATAACCTCTAGGAGTCCAAGTATCATAGAGGTCATACAAGTTACTTCTCAACAATGCTTGAACTCCTGAACCCATCTTTAATAAATATCGCAGAATCATCAGGGTCATTACAAATAAGCTAGGTAAACCAATGGTGTCTAGCAATTGTAATAAACTTAACAACAACATTTAATTTGCACTTTCTTCTTTATTGCTATTTTCAATAACTTCCCAGACACCAAGTTCTATAGCAACCTTCTTTACATAAGGCTTTAATAACTTTGGTACCTCTTCGAAAGTTACATTCCCCTCCAATATCATGTTCACATAAAAAATTGCAAGATTCTTAAAACGCATTTCTTTCCCCTTTCTATCAATAAAACAAATTATATATCCAAGTAAAATATAAAACTTTACATAGATTTTTCTCATTATTCTTCTCCGGTTTCGGATTTGTCGATACCGCCATTCATCACTATTCCGGTAAGCTCCAAAAGACTCTTCTCAAGAACTGAATTGGCTTTTGTTAAAGCGTCTATCTTTTTTGACGACGCCTCTAAATCTTTTCGAAGTTTGGCTTCTTCGCTTATGTTGTTTTCTTCTGCCACTATGACATGTTCTTCTTTTGATGTATCGACTCTGACTAATCTCATTCCGTCCTCGACATCGAACTCAGCTACTGCCAAATCCTCAACGCCAACATTCAAAGTTGTAGAATATACTATCTCGCCGGTTTTCTCTTTGTATAAAACTGTAAATCTCAATGAATAAACACCTCCTTTAATTTAAAAAGTCTATTCTGGTAATTTGTATCCTACCATTTACCAAGTCTGCACTACCACCTATGGTAGCATTTGCATATAAATATAAAAATGCTTGCTCATGGACTCCTCCAACATATAATTCAATCTTACCAGACCCCCCATTAGATATACCATTAGCATATGACCTAATATCTCCTTCAGTAAAACCATCAACTGGTGTACTACCTACAGTTATAGCACTTCTACGTATAGAACTTGCTTTTGACACGCCAGCATATAAATCTATAGATGCTCTATTTCGTCTATCTCCTAGAAATCTCCAATATATATCTATCCTGTTAAATGGAGCTAAATTTACTGACTGAGAAAATACAAATCCAATATATCTACCTCTAACACCTGGCATAGAAGTATTGAGATTTAGATTTATGCCGCCGTCATAGATTCCAGTATAAGCATAATTACTGGCACGATATCTTGGATAATAATCATTAATGATAAAAAAGTCTTTATTCGCCACCCCTGATAAAAGAGTACCATCAAAGGTGGCCCCGTTAAAAACCGTTCTACCCGTAGAGTAATCCGGCATTGTTCCTACCACTCCATGGATGTTAACTCCGGCACGTATGTTATGTGGATATAAATTTGGACTAGGCAGGAATACATAATTGGCTCCCTGAATATAATGACCATTTGGTATTTTGGTCACAACACCTCGTCCTCGATTAGCTCCCGTCGCATCATCCCAAGCAAACCCATTATTATCAACAGCAGATATAACATCACCGGTACCGCAAATCCATCTTGGGATGGTGCCTTGAAAATTAAGTCCATACATAGATGATGCGGTTTGCCACTGAAGCAATGACTCTTTGACTGCGTTACCTAATTCTGAGGCATTTACTTCAACGTGCGGGTTTCCATCAGGACGATAATAATACCCATTACCATGGCCCATCAGCATAACTAATTTACTTCTACCGCCATCTAATGCGAAAACCTTTGCCTGATTTATCGCATAACCATTATCCTGTGTATTAATCATTTTGATTTTGCCCTGCTCTCCACATGTTGTTGTGTTATTCAGAGTATACTCAGCATGATAATTAACGGCACTTTTAACAAGGTTTATTGGGGCTATAACATATGGTTTCAATTGGCTATTTGAATCTTTATGGTAAAATCCTTCCTCTAGCCTAACAACATAACCTCCTTCTTGCGGATATAACCACATTTCGTTCGTATCAGGACCTCTATATCCTCTTGTTACTATTGTTCCCTCTACAGGTTCATCACCGCTGTCAGAAGTTATAGCAGTAACGCCTCTTAAAACTTGATTCCTAGTAGCCGTTGTTTCGTCAGAACCACCGCCACTACCGTTACCGAATCGTAACAATGCATCAGCCATTCCAAACCCCCTTTATAGATAATAGAACATCTTCTTCCGGTTTCTTTCGATAACATAAGACCTCAATATATCTATCGAAAGTTTTAACTTTATCAATACATGAGCAAGATTTCTGCATCTTTTTTATTTTATTAACGTCGGTAATATTATCCGGTATCGTATAATATATCTCAGGTCTATCGGTAGACTTCATGTCAGAAATATCAATTCGTAATTTATACGGAACAGTGTTAGAAAAACCTGCAACTCTCATCCAAACGTCAATAACATTATTGGCTCTATCAATGACTCTTGCCAATCTTGTCGTATCAGAATTGCTTAGTAAATTTCTTACATTTTCAAACCACTCTGTAAACTCTCTTCTTTTAGCCGAATTCCACTCATTGAACTGTGCTGCCCATTGTGCCACAATATTATCAATGTTCTGGGTTTGGAGTATTCCAGTTATATAAGGACACTCCGATGTTCCTACTGCATTAGTTATGTTAGCTTGAGTTATAGCTTGACTATTCGGAGCTCTGAAAATATAACACAATGGATACTGCTGAACGAGAACTTCTCTAGCCATCGTTGGTCTAATTGGAGTTCTTGATGGTGTTCCCTGAATAATTTTTATGGAACCAGTTCGTACACCTTGCTCATGATTAACTTCTATAACTACAGCATCAATTCTATCAAGTAAAACATTTGCTGGTGGAAGAGTCAATCTCAGTATTGAATCATTAAATAACCACGTATGTTTAAACCATGACCTACCGATACCAATAGTAATATCAAGATTGGATACTGATTGAACTCTAAAAGCATCTCCGATATTTTGAAAAACTCCATCCGTTACAATACCATCAAATATAGACGACATCTGTTCGGCGTTGTATTTTCTATCTCCGTTTATAGAGTCAAAAAATCCACTTGTAACACTCATAGTATACCTCCTTTCTAAATAATAGTTTGTAATGTTGGATATATAGAAAACCCATCGGAGTTATAAGATATAACAGCTTCGATTATCCTAGACGCTGCAGCGCATCCGTAAGCATTTTCTATTTGTACTATATCCCCTATGTTGTAATCTTTACCATACACAAATAACTGTGATGATTCTATTTTTCCTTCGAAATTCATACCGACTTTTCTAGCAGTCAGCTTTTCAAGACCTCTTTGAGTTAATAGCTTATTATAATCTTCCAAAGGCATGTTATGGTCATTGTCAATTCTGCTAGATACATCTCTAGCATCAACAAACATTTCTCTCCTGTCAACACCTGTAACATCCGAAGATACCTCCATATATTTTCGTTCATGCCCTTCGCCTTCTCCTCCGATAAGTGCAGAGGTTTTTAAAGGCGAAATATCCTCCATAAAATTCGAGTTAAGCATGTTATCGAAATGTGGTGAGAATATAACGTAAGGATTTACAAGCTGTGATTCAGAATAATTCTTTCCGTTATACAGAGAGAATATAAATTTTCTATCTTTTATAACCATTTTGAATCCTATACTGAGCGTTTTTGTTATCTTTGTTATAACATCGTACAGATTGTCTCCTGTACACTGTAGATTGATTCTAAGTGTACGAATATAACTATCAGCAGACGGAATATGTTCGACATTTTCTATTCGTCGCTCAGGGCTTGCAAGATGTCCGAGGCATAAATCAAGCATTTTGAAAATTACTTCTTCGACATTTCCATCGAAAGTATGTTGCCCCCATATAATTCGTCGGTCTAAAATAGACTCAACCGACCTTCCACTGATTATTATTGTGTCTCCATTATCTGCATCGGTTTTTATCTGAACTTTTTCGACAATCATGGCATGCTCTGAAGAATCACATATTAAATAACTCCCAACCTTAAAGTTTCTTATATACTCTTCGCTTGCCGGAACACTAATCTCAAAGTCACCATTAGAATTATACCTGTCGGTCCATATCGCTGATGAATATGTATCTATAATGTCTATTGGGACTAAATTTTGATTAAGTATTGTAATATCCATTATATTCCCTCATAAAGAATTTTATTCTCAACTCTGAATTGGAGATTCTCGACACCGCTAGTTGCTGTAAAAGCATATATGTTATCACCCTTATGTATTCTAAGCCATTCGGAACCCGGGTCAAGAGCACCTAATATGTTGTAGAATACGCCTTCTCTTATCAAATATATACCCTTATCGCCTCTTTCTGTTTTTATTAAAATATCATCTAGAGATTTAAAAGCAGTGTTGTTTAACAGAACCCCAACTTTAGTGGCATTTATTATCATCTTCTGTCTTGTATTTACATTCCATATTGTTATATCGCCAACACCTCCTATACAATGAATATGCATGGTAACACCGACGTCTGAATCTCCGGAATAATATATAACATTTTCGGTTTTGTTTTGTATTTCGCTCATTATAAGCAGTGGTTCTGTAAGAGATTCATTACTAAATGGAAATTCAAAAGACGGTTCGACTCCAGCGAACACAGTGTAATTAGAGTTTTTAGAATAGAAATATGGATTAGGACAGATTATCGATATGTTTGTCCCTTCTTGTTCACTAAAAATATTAGGTTCGTTTGTCTCAACATAACCAGATATCTCTAGTTCTCGGTAATCTGTTTTAACAATAAAAGTTAATTCTTTCTTTATTGGAAAATATTTATAAGCTCGTTGTCTTATTTCCTCTATATCGTTTCCAAAGAATATCAAATCCAAAACAATGTTCCTAGAACTTAATCTAGCTGAGTTAAATATACCACCGTCTGTCGTTATGATATCGGTTATATTTACATTAGCCTTAGCGGCTCCGAGTCCATCAATTTTTCTTATGACGAACCCGGAAAGTTCGGGCTTATCCAATATCATATCAAGTCGCTCATTACGATAGTTTATGATACTAACACTTTTTATCATATGGTTGACGCCCTTTCTATATTTGCAAATTGGTTTCTTGTTTGTCTATAAATATCAATTCTGGACAAAGCCTTTGGAGAATAATTATTCTGCGTGAACTGATATACATTTCCAGCTTTAACATTTTGACCGGAATTTTCAACTTCTCTATTAGTTCCGATTGAAGTGTTTGCTTGATATGCTTTATTTGTAGACAACATTGTATGTATCGTCTTTACACCAGATTTAACATTAGATAAATCCAATACAGGTCTTATCGTCGGTTCGAAATCCATGTCAGAATTTATAACGTCGGACATTTTTTGTATTGCATCTCCAATACCATTCATTGAAGATTCTCCGAGATTTCTTCCTGCTTCATCTGATAAATATAAATTATCGTTTATAGAGTTGACGAAACCTTTAACGACGAATTTACCAATCTCATAGAATTTTCTTGATGGTGAATGAATATCAAGAGCGTCTCTAGATGCTCTATCAACAGCCCTAGCCATATCTCTAGCCGCTTCTATCGCCTCTCTAGCGTTTTCTCTGATTCCTTTGGTTATACCCTTTACAAGAAGTCTACCAATATCCTCAAACTTCCTATCGTAATCCTTAACGCTGTCATACATATCTTTTAGAAGATTAGCCATTGTACTTTTAGCTTCTTCTGTTTTAGATGCCATACCAGAATTTATACTAACGACAATGTCTCTACCACCTTGCTCGAACTCCGTGTTTCTACTTTTTAGAGCATCGAGAAGATTCGTGATTATATTTTTCATGAGATTTATTGCTTCGGGGTCTTTTTGGTGTATTCCTGCAACAAGTTTTACAATTAACTCACAACCAGCTGTATGGAATTCGGTATACTTATTGTATATAGCAGTCAACAACGAAGATAATAAATTGTTCATAGCATTAACCGCAGTAGGTATCTTATCAGATATAGCTTTTGATATACTATCCATCATAGATGTGAATTTAGATATAACAAATTCCGTCTTTGATGAAACTCCTGTGGATAAAGCCTCGGCTAAACTAGCTCCGTTATTTTGAATTGTTGGTTGTTTAGAAGTAATACTTGACGATATCGAATTTATCATAGTGTCTATTGCTGTATTAACTTTGGCAGATGCTTCAGTGAATTGTGCTATAAATCCATCGACACTGTTTTTACCAAGTTCTTTAAGACTTTTGCCTAAACCGGAAAGACCAGTTGTATCTATTCCACTTGCTTTCTTGCTCAAATCTATTAGTTTACCAAACTCAGTTGTTGCAGATGACAAAATATATACATCGATACCTTTAATACTTTCGTAATATAACGAAAATGATTTACCGAAACTAGCTAAATTATCACCAAAAGCTTTCATATCGCTTTTACCACCGAATAACTCTGTAAATACGCCTCCACTAGATGGTAATTTGTTAGCTAACTCTGCCATCGCTGAAGCGGCATTTGCAGAATTTTGAACGACTCCTGCGTCAAGACCTGTTACGCTAGCAGCATATTCAGTGATACTCTTTCCGAAAGGTACAAGACCTTCAGCAAAAGATGCTAATGAGTTTTCTCCAACCCAATATCCAAGAACACCACCTTCGTTAGGAAGTTTCTGTGCCATTGTAGCAAGTGCTTCTGCAGCTGTTGCTGATTCAACTACTAAATTAGAGTTAAGACCTGCGATACTATCAGAATATGATTTCATCGCTGGGCCAAATTTAGCCAACTCTTCTCCGAACTGGGAAAGAGCAGAACCTCCAGTAATGAATTTGGTTATTCCGTCCAATAATGCCGCTGTAGTAAATGTGGCCACAACTTCAGCTAGCATTTTGACTCCTTGCAATGATGTTGCATCTATTTTAGCCGATTCTTCTATGAACGGCTTTAGATGGTTGATAAAATTCGTTAAATTATCAGCTACGGCTACTAACGAATTAGATATACCTTCAAATATACCACCTACGAAGCCTCCAACGAATTTACCTATAGCATTACCCAATTGTTCAAGCATTTTGCCACCTTCACCAACTAACCAGCTTAAACCGGGAAGTTGTGCGAACGCTCCTATAGCAGCAACTAATAATATCATTTCTGCTATAAAACCTGCAACGCCTAACAAACCTAACATTGCCTGAGGTATCATTGCCGCTACTGAAGCGAGTGCAACTATAAGAGCTGTAATAAAAGCTGTACCGGCTACTGCCTTTATTAGTCCGGAAGTGTCAAGTTTCATAACGGCATCGCCTATGGCACCGTAGAAATTGGTTATTAGCGTTACTGCCGCATCTACTAATTCCGGAATTCTTTTACCAACACCGTTAATGACTTCTATTAGAAATGTCATTACTGAATCTATTATTGATGGAGCGTAAGAAACCAACGATTTCAATACTTCATCAATAAGTTTAAGCACACCGTCAACAATTTCAGGTATTGCCTCTTCTAGAATACGCAATGCTTCAAGTAATAATGTTTTTAATGCTTGTCCTATTACGATAACATTATCAGCTAACCCCTTTAAGAACATCGCAATTCCTTCTGCGAGTTTTACAGCTAAATACGGTATTGAACCTACTATCGCATCAGTCATCATTTTGATTCTGGCAATAAACGCTGCGGTTTCCACTGTAGACGCTGCCGCCATTGCAGTCATTGCTGCAGACATTTGTAACATTCCGGCACTAGCGGCTAACAAACCTGTACCCATCGCTAACACACCAATGTTAAATATCGCAAATGCAGCCGCTAATGCTAATATAACAGGAACTATTGGAGCCAATGCCATACCAGCTATTCCAAATATAACAAACGTTCCAGCTAATGCACCTAATGCAACAGCTATTCCTTGTACTGGAATTTTACTAAGTATAGTTAATGCAGGCGTAAGTAGGCCTATGGCTACTGCTGCTCCCATCATAGCTGCGACACCCGGAAGTGCGCCTTTCATAGCATTAACGCCTATAGCGACAATAGCTAATGAACCACCCATTGCTGTAAGCCCTCTACTTACTTGTTCCCATGATAATACCGCATTCTTTTCTAATGCCTCTGCCATCATTTTGAGAGCTTGTGATACCGCTATCATACCCAAACCTATGGTTGGCATATTTTTTGGCATTATATTCATAGCAACGGCAACGGACGCTAATGAACCAGCTAGAGCCACAAGTCCATTACTTATTTGCTCAATGCTCATCGAGCCAAAATCTTTTACTACTTGCGAGATTGTCTTTAACGATTGCGACAATATAACCATTCCGGCTCCAATCGCTATCATGTTTTTACTTCCGCTTGATAGTTTTGTAAATATCGCAATTTCTGCTAAAAGCACTCCGATTGCAGATATACCTTTAACAAGTTCTTCAACGCTAAATTCACCGAATGTTTTAGCGGCTTTCGCAAGTTCTTTTATTGCTTGTGATAATATCAAAATTCCGGTTGCACTAGCTATAGTTTTTGCTCCAGTGTTTCCAAAATTAAGGAATAACGCTATTTCTCCGATAAGTACTGATACGCCAGCAAGACCTTTTGCAAGACCTTCCCAACTAAGTTGAGCAATATTAACGCAAGCTTTCCCTAATATCTCGATTGCTTTCGCAAATAATATCATTCCTCCGGCGCCTTTTATCACCGCCTTTTTGTTGAGGCTCATCAGCATCGCCGCTCCAACTAAATCGCCCATCAGAACCGTTATGCCAGTTAAACCAATAGCCATTTGTTGTAAGTTTAAGTCGCCAATTTTCTTTAATGCCCCTGCTAATATCGTTACCGCAGTAGACATTAATATCATCGAAGAATATGACTTAATATTAGATATACCGCCAAATTTGTTAAACAGTACCATCATTGCTGCTAAATTACCCATTAAACCTGTTATTCCTGCAAGAGCGGCCGCCATCTTATCAGCTGGTATATTTGATATGACAAATAAAGAACCTGCCAAAATAGCTATAGCTGTAGCAATACTTACCAATGTTTTGGCTTTTAACTGATTTTGATATGCCTGCAACGAACCTCTTACGCCATCCAATATGCTAGTTATCTGTGCGGCGAAATCGGCAGCACCACTAGCTATATCAGCGAAGCTGTTAAGGAGTTTTGTTATTTTTACGATTACTCCACCTGCGAGGAAACTTTCAATCATGGAAAATATATTGTTAAAATTCCCATTCATTAAAGAACTGAATATTTTTCCAAATCCTTCTCCTATAGCTGGTATAACTTTATTTACTACTCCGCTACCCATTTTGATTAAGCCATCACGGATTTTACTAAGTGCGTTTTCGATTCCACTTTTCTCAAGTTTATCACGCATTTTAGATACTGCGTCGCCGAAACTAGAACCCATACTTGCAGAACCTTTAACAACTTCTCCGATTCTATCGACAACACCTTTTAAACCTTTACCTATAACGTCGAGTGCAGGGAATGCAAATTTATCTAACAGAATATGTTGTACGTTTTTCAATCCTGTTCCGAACAATTCTATAAGTTTTACTATCACATCTACAGTGGTAGATATAATTTTGCTCTCGTTTATAAAATTTCGAAATGCGGTTATTGCATCTCCAATTCTAGCAGTTATACCAAAAATACCATCACTCAGTCCGAACATATTTGTTACGAGTGTTACAAATATTTTAGCTACTCCGCTAACTACTTGGCCTACTATATCAAATATAGAAAATACACCTTGAAATGTCCTTTTTAGTTTATCAGCAGTTTCGTCCGAAATTTTAAGATGTGATGCAAACTCTTTAAAATTGCGAGTTATACTAACAAGATTAGCTCCGAGTTGAGTTACTGTTTTTGGAGGAAATATATTCTCAAATGCTTCTTTAACCGGTTTTATCATAGATAGTAGTGATTGAAACAAGTTGCTAAATCCTTGTATCATCGCATCTCTACCACCGAGATTTTTCCAAGTTTGTAGAATCCCGTTTCTAGCATCAGATGTCTTAGATATAAAACCACCGATAACATCACCGAGTTTTGTCCATAATTCAGAAGCTTCATTGAAATCACCAAATATAATTTCAAATGTTTGTGCCCAACCTGAACCTACAGCCTCTTTCAATGTATCCATAAGCATTGTGAAAGTTTTGATTTTGGTCGCTGCTTCCATTGCTTTCTTACCGATTTCAGTTGTTTCATCGGCGTAATCTCTCAACGTTTTAGTCAACACTTCTGTTGTCATCCATTGATGGCTTAATGAATCGTTGAAATTCCTTGTGGCACTTATAGTTTCTTTCATGGTTTTACCATTAGAATTCTTAGTCAGAACTTTATACATGCCATCCGCTGTTTTCTCTACAGTACCAACAGCGACCGCTGTCTCAAGTAACTTATTCTTAAACTCAACCGTAGCCATATTTGCGTTTTCGATTGATTTCCAGTCTATTAACTTTACATAACCTGCAGATAAAGCTTGTGAGAAGTTATACATCGCTCTACTTGCCTCTTGGGCATTAGCTCCGGATACCGCCGCTTCGTTAGAAACACCTTTTATAGCCATTACCGCCGTTTCCAAATCAACACCAGCATTAGTAAACTTACCAATATTGCTTGTCATATCTCTAAAAGAATATATGGTTTTATCCGAATATGTATTCAAATCTGCAAGGTATTTGTTAACTGTCTCAAGACTAGCTCCAGTACTCGCCATGATTGTTTGAACACTACCCATTTTGAGTTCGTACTCTTTAAAACCTTCTGTTATCGGTTGTATCGCTAATGACGAAACTAAATGTTTACCGGTGTTGATTACCGAATTAGTTATGTTTGCTAAAGCGGTCATTGCTATGGTCTGCAATGCTGAAAATTTAACTTTAATACCCTCTACTGATGACCCAAATGCCTCAAAACCTTTTGCTGCTCCGCTCATATTAAGACCAGTCTTCAATCTATCTATAGAATTAAGAGAAGTATTTATGTTTCTTTCGAAATCTTCATTTCTAAATTGCATTTCTACGACTCTTTGGTCTATTGTAGAACCCATTACTCAGTCACCTCCTTCCAAGCATTATCCACTATTTCATCAAAAATACCTTGTATGGCTGGGTTTATATAATCTCTACCTGATACAAACCCTCCGCCTTTTGTCGCATGACCATACTGTAAAATAATAGCAATAGGAACATCATTATTTATGTTTGAATTGTAGAATCCTATCTTTACCCTTTTACTATTCCTAAATATTTTGTAGTACCAGCTACCTGCGGTAAGTCCCGTATCATAAGGGGTTACCGATTTTAGAGCTTCCACACCAGCTTCACCATATTTGTCGAAGTCGATTTCTTTGATTATATTTTTTGTCTTGTTAAAATACTTAACAGTCTTACTAAAATCTCCCTTATGCTTAAAACTTATCATTTTATTCTATAACATCCCAATTCTTTCTATCCGGATTATCGGTATCCCCTGATTTATCCCATTCGCCTTTCTCATTAAGGAAATGATAAACTCCGGATGAGCCTTTAACATATGCATTCGTAAGCATTGCGCCGTTCTTGTCAAGATAGTAGTCTTTTCCTTTGTCTTTTATCCATTGACCCGACAACATCGCATAGTCTGCAGGATTTAAATAATACCACGTTCCACTACTTATGAACCATCCACAAATGGCATATCCTTCGCCATCGAAAACATACCACCTGCCATCTATTTCTTTCCATAAGTTTTTAACATAGTTATTACCCATTTTGAATTTCCAGCCGTGCTGCGTCTTAATCCATTCTTCTTTATAACTATTTTTATGACGAACGCAGGCTTCATTAGCAACCCAAGAAACAAATTGTTGACACCAATATGCAGGGGTATATCCATACCAATCCCCATACTTAGTGTAATTTTCTGTTCCTATGTTAGCGAGTTTGTCATTTAACTTAGAATTACTATTCTTTTCAACGTAACCGACTTCCTCGTACGCAACCTGTATAAATTCATCAACCGTTGCGGTATCGTTTCCGAAATTAGGTCTGCCGAATCCATCTATAAGATTTCCTTTTCCAACTTCTGACAATTTAACAACATATGTCTTCTTAGCGACAACGCCTCCGTTTCTATTAAATTGTCCATCATCAGAAGTATTACCTTCTATTGTAATTATACTATACTGGTCAGAGCTATACTGTATAACCTGAACCACAATTCCGACATGAGCAACTCTACCCTTTTTCTTAGAGAAAAAATATACAATATCACCTCTCTTTGGTCTTGTAAAATATTGACCATTTCTAACAAAATATCCTTTGCCTGATACCGTATACTGAGTATAATCTCCTCTTAATAATTTTTTACCTTCTTCAGACTTCATTACTTATCCTTTAGAATTCATTTTTGCTTTTCTAGCCGCATTTATCGCTGCGTTTCTAGAATATACTTCTTTTTTACTCATTTTCTTCTTTGGTTGATTCTCTAAATTGCATACGTTTATCAATGTTAATAACCTATTCAAGTGCCATTTTTGACATTCAAATGGTATGTTTAGAGTAATCATCCAATAATAAATAAGCTCCGACGTTACAACTCTTCCTTGACTAGAAGATTCGCGTTTATACCATGTAGCTGTCATCGGAGCCTCTATATATGCGTTTATTTCGCTAATATTATCCGTAGTCAATAACTGAAATATGCTATCGTCAACGTTTTGCGTCATACACATACATTTTATATAGTCTATTGACTCCTCAAATGTCTTTTCATCCTTTGACAAAAATGGTTTGCAGTACATCGCTTCCCATTTTGAAAGGCTTACTAACGAATGTTCAAGAGTCAACTTGTATTCTTTTGTTGTTATAAACTCCTGCTTTAGTTCATCGAATAGTTCTCTAGCAGGAATGGTTATGTGTAGCATACTTATGCATTAGACTTATCTACTATATCAGTAGTCTGTATTCCCTGAGGAATTATGCCATTCACAAACTCTGCGGCCTTTGTGGCGTCGCTGAATAACTCCATGAATAACTCTTCGTATGCCTCTGTTTGCTCGAATGCTGTACTGATTTCATCACTCTTTATGAATCTTCTGCCGTCATCGCTCTTCTCGCCATAAGCTCTATGTATAATATACTTAAAGTGTCTCATTAATTCACGATTATCTTTTGATTCGATAATCCTATTAAGTTTCGCTGTAAGTCCGCCTGCCTCAGACATTTCCATCTCCAAAATCTCCGCCTTTGAGAGATTGAAATAGAAATCTTCAGTTCTTTCTGTTCCGTTATAATCTGTATATGTAATAGTTTTCTTTAACATAAAATCTCCTTTAATAAAAATATAAAAAGGGCATAGCTATCAAACCATGCCCTAAAAGCTGCTAACTGCTAATTATTGTAATAATGTCTTAACCTCATTAGGAAGTGGAAGTCTAGGTGTTCCTGATTCTGTTCCATATAACACATCCTCTAATGCCTTTAACTTTGTCTTTTCAACCTTAGTAGAGTCAATTGTTAAAAGAGCTGTGGGTCTTAAACCAGTTACTTCTACCGGTGTTGTTGTAACACTCCAGCTGAAGCTTATTGCCTCTGGAGAGTCGTTTACTGTACTGTATCCTTTCTCTGATGGAGAAGCTGTACAACCATAAACCAAATGCAGTCTATAACCATGGTCGGTTCCTGCAACATCGTTTCCAAGAAGTGTCTTATATGCTAAACCAAAAGAAGTTCTTCTCTGCTGTCCTGCATATACTCCTTCTACTACAGATGCAGAACCATCACACTCCGCAAACTCATCAGGATATGTATAAGCCTCTATTGTCAGTCCAAGTTCCTCAGTTGAAAATAAGTTTAAATATTTGTTATTATCTGCATATATAGGTGTTGCTTCTGCACCTGATGGAGACTCGGTTACGGTCGTAATACCATTCCATGCAACACCTTTAGGATATGCCCCATGCTCGTCTCTAGGATATAAGGCGCACTTCTCAACGCCGGTTTCGTATAATCTTTTACCTTCTTGGTCCCACATTAATACTGCCATAATTTATTCCTTTCTTAATAAAAAATCGTAAATACATCGTGATTTAAACCATCACTTACATAATGTCTGTCATATCTGATTCTCGATAGCTTTGAAATTTTTTGAACTATTTCGCTATCCGGATTCTGGTCTATAACAATTAATTGATACTTGTTTGCCTGCTTATATACTTCATTATTTGCCTGAGAATTCACTATGGTATCTCTCTTGTATACTATTGCAGGATACTTCATTTTGATGCTTGCCGGAGGTTGAAAATAAACATTTCTACTTCCAAGAACAGAGCACAAAACCTCATGTAATTCTAATCTACTATTCATTGTATAAACCTCCAACAGTTAGAATTAGTCTTGGAAATTCAACTCTTACATCGGTTATTTTCCATTTTGAACCCATATAGGTTATGTATTTCATTTTAAAGAAATTTTCATTCGCATATGGGTCCGCCAAAATAGAAAACTCATTTGAAATATTTATATCATCATTTACTTTATCTGAAGAGGAAAGGCGTCTGGTATTTCTAACCAAATCGCCATAATAATTCCTCTCAAATATCTGATTTGACCAAACACCCGGGACTGTTTCCACAGTATCCGCGAAACCTATTTGACCATAATATTTCATACATTATTCTGTTGCTGACTCGATAACAATTGCAGAATATGGCTTGATAAGTGCTCCTGAGCATCTTGTCTCGATGAGGTACTTCTGAGCGTTATAGTCGATGTCGAAGTCATCAAACATATTTACAGCTCCACCCTTATCAGCACCTACATTGTAGTCTGCCAAGTTTACAATAATACCCATAAGTGAGTATTCTTTGCTGTCTTCTCCTGTTTTCTTGTATCCTTCCATAACTGGAACTGTAACAATCTTCTTTACTCTAAGAGCAGTAGCCAACTTTTCTACAGTGTCATAAATTATTCTGCCTGTAGTATCCTCAAGAAGAAGACAATCAGTAAGAACATCCTCTGTAGTATACAATATCGGAGAACCTGAGCCCTTGTACTCTTTTCTAGCCTTAATAGACTGACGAATGAACGTCTTTGCCTTCTCATCTGCTGTTGCGGTTGCGGAGAACTTAATCTGCTCTCTTATGGTATATAAGCTGTCATCTGTATAGATAGGTCTGATGTTCTGCTCATTAATCTTGTCATCTGATGATGATAGTCTTCCGTCACCAACAAGAATAGCTCTGGCAATTTCCTCATCCAGCATCATTCTCATCTCTGACTTAAGCCAAGCAACGACATCGAAATCTGTAATATCAATAACATCGTCTCTATCAAGCTTCTGCTTCTTGTATATTGTTGTTGGGCTGGTAGTTCTCTTAAGAAGTGAGAACACCTCATCTTTCTTCTTCTTCCCCTTTATATAACCCTTTGCTCTTGCATCATCTTCTGTGATGTTAGCAAAAGTTGACTTAATTCTGCTGAAAGGAGTATGGTGAACCGCATCCATAACCTCTCCTACCCAAGTCATATCTCTCTGGATAAAACTTGGCATATTTTCAACATTTGCCGCATCCGGGAATAAGTAATCAATGTGTTCTATTCCGTGTGCAAGAACTGCATCCTTCATGCTGCCGTATCTCTTTGCATCAGAAATTATAGCCTGCATATCGCTATGGCTAAGTGTGTCATTACCGTTGTATGCATCGCCTTCAAATACATTATGCTTCATTTTTCCATTGTCCTCCCCGGTTAACCCATTATCTTCAAGTATCTGACCTATTATAGCGTATACCGCAGTCTTCTGGTCCTCATTTAATGTTTCAAATACATCGCCTATAGTTCTATCATCTTTTGTTGAATTGTTTGTGCCTGCCATTTTTTCACCATCCTTTTTTAAATTTGTTTCTTCTTTTGTATCATCAGAGTGCTGTAACTCTATGTCTTCTCCAAAATACATAATAGCTTCATCATCTGAATCTTCACCATGAGACATAATGTTCTCTATATATGCTTCAGGGTTTGCTCCTGCTAACACCAAACTGACTTCCCTTATCTGTCCATGCATAACATTTGGGCCGTTTTGCTTTAGTTTATTAGCATATATACTCAATGACGAAATATCACCATGCTCGACTAAAGATTTTGCATCTCTTGCCGCATCTGTATTGTTAAAAGTACAATATGCGTATACGCCCTCGTTTCTATTTTCCAGTACAGCATGCCCTAAAATATTTGTAGGGTCATTATGCTGATGGTTCCAGACAAGAGGTACTTTCTGTCCGTCATTGCCCTTGAATGCGTCTTTTCTTATTATTCGACCATCAGAGCATTGGATATTATTTCTTGTAGCCCAGCCACAAAAATCGTAACCCATTTTGATTTACCTCCTTATTTGTTCGCTTTCTTTTTTCTTCCTCTTTTGCCTTTGGAAGATTTTCCTTTAGCGCCTTTCTTAGTCTTAGCTACATACGGATTCTCTGCTTTAATTTTATCGTATTCTGCTTGATATATGTCCTCATAAGATTGAGATATATCTTTCTTAGCTTGTTTATAAGCTTCTTTTGCAGCACTAATCGCAGTCTTTAACTCTTCCTTTACAGCTTTCCTTTTCTTACTAGAGTCCTCATTGCTACTAGCTATAGCCTCTTTATAATCCTCGCTAGCGCCTTCTCTTTCTTCACCAGCGTCACCTCTGATTTCGGCTATTTTCTTTTTTCTTTCCGCCATCAGTTTTGCTTTTTCTTCCTTACTTATACCTTCAGGAATTTGCTGGTCTTGTATTGCTTTTATCTTAGCGTTCATTCTGTTGCTTATTCGTTTTCTGTCATTTTTTGTGTCGCTCGACATCGACTCTCTAAAACGTTTAAGCATTTCACTAATCCTACTTAAAGACTCCTTAGACTTTTCTCTAGCAGATTCTATTTGCTCTTTGTACGCTTCTTGAGCATCCTTAAGTTGCTCTTTTTTGGCATCTGATATCTGGCTCTTTGTATAGTTCCAAATTTCTCTACCTTCGCTACTTAATTTGCTCGCTGACCTACGACCTTTCAAATGTTTTGTTCGCTCATAATATTCGTGAGCTTTTACAGGGTCGTAATATTCCGAGGCGTAATGCATTAACAAATCATCAAATATCGTCCTCATCATCCTCCTCTTCTGTATCAGCTCCATCATCTGCATCTTCGTCATCGCCGAGGATAGAACCTATCTGTCCTTCGAGATTTGTGATAAAGTCATTAAATAATGAGTCATAATCTGCCTCTTCATTTTGATTAGCAACCGGTGATGACATATCTGTCATACCTTTATTAATGTTAGCGTTATTCAACTCATCAGCCTTAGGGTCCGCACTAGGCTTCATACCTATTATTTGTCTGATTTCATTTGACGATAGTATCTCATTTCTTGTAAACTTGTCAGCCATTTCAGAAATTTCACTAACTGATACAAGTCTGAATGGGTCTTTAAACAATAATATAGACTGCTTTTGTGTTCTTGCAGTCTTAGTGAGAAATTTTCGTTTCATCTCTTCAGCGATAGCTGTCATTATCGGCTCGATAGTTCTATTATTATAGTTGAGCATTGTCTTTTCGTCTGCTGTACCATCCATGATAGTCTGAGTGATACCTAACTGGCTATATAGCATACTCGTTAAATATTCAATCTGCTTCATTAAATTGTTTTCAATCGGACGATTCAACTGTGTAATCCTCTCAGTACCGTCAGTATACGCTATACCGTACTTCGAGCTCATAAGTTGCTCTTCTATGTCTTTTCTTCTAGCCTCTGCCTGAGCTTTTCTCGCATCTGTTTTTATTATGTATGGTAACTGGATAATCAAATCCATCTTACCGGACCCACTTTGTTCATCTATACTATCTAAAAGATTAAGTTTTCTAATCAGCCTTTGAAGTGTGGAATTTGGTTCATTCATTATAGAATAGAACGGATTCTCTATTATAGCTGTTGTAGCCTTAGGTACAAAAATATCCTCTTTGTTACCCGTTCTTTCATTATAAACCCTAACTTTGATTGTCGTTGGATGCCACTCTAATATCTGACCAGTTCTTAAAGAGTTTATGTCAAAAGAACCTGACGACCATGGGTTGACTGTAGTATCTACCGGTACTATTGCCACACACCCCTCATCCATCATACTCATAACAGCATCTTGTATAAGCGCTCTTCCTGTCTGGTCGATATTCGCCGAAAGCGTAAGGCATTCGTTTAATCCAGAATCTATGGTTGAAATATATCTATTATTATCGTCTAACCTTACATGGTTGATATCGATGTTCGATGCGTCAACCGCAATACGATTATAAACAGACGTTATTATAGATTTTTCGTTTCCTCTAGATAATCTCGGTCTATCCGGTCTATATGTATCTCCTCTTCCAAAGTTCCATCCATTTGTTGGGTCTCTGTTTAAAAATGCATTCCAAGCTTGTTTCAGTCTGGAACCTATTGACATCTCCATTTTGAATTATTTCTCCTTTAATATTCTAGCTAGTATATTATCAGTTACCACTTCATCGGGATGCGATTGCACATACTCATTTATAGATTTCATTATATCATCATCACACATCAACTGACTGCTCATTCGAACTCTAGCATTTCCATGTAACCTCAATAGCATTTCTACAAACGGTATCTTAGTTACTATACCATATATTTTTTTATTCATTTTTATACCATCTAATAATTATAGTAAGCATTTAAAATTTCTGAATCAGAAAGTTTTGTTTCTGGATGCTCTCTTTTATACTGCTCTACAACCTTTGTTTGCTCCTTACTGTCTTTATATGACATTATTTTATTGGCTGCAAGTTTTCCAACTGTAGCTACTGCGGCAGTAACGACCGCAGTTTTAATTATAGAATTGGTCATCTGCCTAGCAGCGTTTATAGACTCATATTTCTTATAATCACTCTTCATTTCTTCAAGAGTTAATGCACTCAAACCGTGAGATTTTATACTGCTACCAAGATTAAATCCTATCATCGGGCTTGTTGTATTATATCCACTAAGATACTTATCATTTACATCAACAATTGCATTATAACCTTTGGAAGTTAATTTGTCATAAAATGCTTTATTAATTTCTTCGTTATGATGAAATGGTAATGCAAAATTAAGTGCTTTATATACATCAGAATTTATTTTTCCTTTTGTAAGGCTCTCGATTCCTTTCTGCACGGTTGCTATTTGTTTCTCATTATAATCTGCTATGCCCATTGACGAACGTATTCTTTCGAGATGAGACTTTAGATTGTTGGCGTATTGATTATCATCTGATGTTAACTCTTTCAAGGCTTTAACTGCCGAGTTTTCAGATGCAACTTTTATAGCATTATCGACTTTATAGGTTTTAGCAAAAGCATTACCAGTCCTCATTTTGAGTGCCGCACCATACATTCCCCTATATGTTGCATTGTCATTGTTATTCATAGAAAAATAGAATGCATCTCTTACCGCCATCGTACTATCAGAAGCAACTCTATGCAATATTTTATCAGACCGAATTATTTTATCAACATTCTTATCGTAATATTTATAAGCACCGTATGCAACCGCCGCAGTTATTGCAACCGCCGCTACAGCCTTAATCGCTTTTTCTGTTCTTTCTCTTTTATAAGCCGATATAGCCGCATTCTGCTCAGTCATACCTTTACTTAGATATTCATTCTTAAGCTTTTCTCTACGCTTACTTATTTTGTTTTCATTATTTAATTTTTCTTTTATAAGCTCTTCTTTTAGTTTTTTCTTTGCATATTTTACATCTTTAAGACTTTTATTATAATTTTCGGTAGCGTCTTTCGAAGAACGATTATAATATTCTGTCATAGCATTTTTTGATTTTTGTTTTGCAATATCCAGTTTTTGTTTGGCCGTATCAATATCGACATCATAACGTTTCTTTCCGGCAGATGTTAAAGACCCATCTTCTTCTTGAAATCTTCTGATGCCCCAATGCTGACCTTTTATACCATGGTGTTGTAAATATTCATACATACTTCTATACATCCAAATATTTCTCCGTAATTCTATCAAGCATAGCCACGGCGTTATTCATCGAAGTATTTAGTCTCGACGTTACGATAGATGCTGTTGTTGATGGTATCTCTCTCTGCAGTCTTTCCCTATTATACTTGGTATACAATTTTGAAATTGTCTTTGGGGATGGCTCTAAGACCGCAGTTGCTCTAACTGATGGCACGTCGAATACTATTACCGGTTGTTTTGCTTTATAGCTCGAATATACTTTATCATTGTAATCCAGTATAGCATTATACCCTTTTTGTTTCATCATACCGTAAAATTTATCTTGAACTCTCAAACTTGTAGGGTCATGGTATGTCAAAGATAAATTAAGAGCTTTATAGACAGTGAGTTTCTCTGATTCTCTAAGAGCTTTATCATTATTTAATATCTTTAACGAACTCTTTAATAACTCTTGTTGGGCAGGTCTTTTCATTTGTTCTTTTGACTGCTGTATACAAGTACGCAAATCGTTTTTAAACTCATTATCATTTAAAAGTTTATTAGTAATATCACTAGCGTTTTCATCGCTTGGCATCTTTAGCTTTTTGGTGGCGGTTATCTTAACCTGATAAACTTTTACATCTTTTTTAGTACCATCTTCATTATATGCATCGGGGTCATACTTAGACCTTCTAATAAGATTATCTCCAAATAATCCAAGATACTTATTTTGGTCGTCTTTGATATGTGTAGCATAAAATGCAAATTGTTCGAATTCTGGCGTTTTTTGTATTCTTGAAAATTCGGTATTTTTTTTCAGTACAATATCAGTTCTCTGTTGGCCATTAAGTATATATGGTATCTTTTTTGTAAACTTGTTTACTTTGGAAACTGTTCTATTGTCGTTATCGTTAGCGTTCATACGCTTTCTACCCATAGGTGTCAAACTTCCATCGGCGTATTGATATCTTCTAACGCCCCAACGTTGACCTTTAACACCATGGTGGATTAATATATTATTCACATTACTATAACCCCTCCTTATTTAGTATGCCATTTTGAATGTTTTAGTAGTGCTTCTTCATAACCTCTGATACTACATCGACGTTTACATTAGTATTAGAATAAGTTTCTAATTGTTTTTTCGTACTACTTGCAAGTTTATCCCACTCATCCATTCTATATGTTTTTGCTATTTTCAAAGCCTGTTGAAAATTTTCATTATTTTTAACGAAATCAGCAGTATACTTTACTTTGCTGGATGATAGTTGTAAATCATACGCCTCGTCGATAACATTAAAAAGTTTGATAGCTTGACGGTCTGTCAGCTCATGATTGTGTTTTTCCAAAACTCTGTCCTGTACATCGTCATACGCTTTATTAGCATCATCTTTAGATTTTCTGATTATTTCAGATTGAGCTTTCCTAAGGTCATCAGTACCTTTTGTATAATAATCAGAGTATATTTTAGAAGCTCTTTTTTTACCTTCAGGTGTCAAACTCCCATCTGGTCTTTGATACCTTCTAACGCCCCAACGTTGCCCTTTTATACCGTGATGTCGTAAATATATAGTATTCATACTCACCTCTTTATGACTGATGCTTTTTATTATAACTATTTCTAGCTATGTTATAAGTTGCCATTTCAGCAATATATTTCGAACCTACTATGCTTGACGCAATTGCAACCTGAGACTCGACTCCTGCTTTACGTAGCCCATACCCCAACGCTAACGATGCGGCGTTTATACCCAAAGATACGGCTTTAGCCTTATCCTTCGACATGCCCGATGTTCGTAGCGATTTATATGCGGTTGTTGTTCCTGCGGTAACTAAAATATCATTTACTTCCTCAATAGGCTTTCGATTTTTATACCTTTTGGTAAATTCTTTATCGAACGCCGTTAATTGTGGTTTCTTTTTTGGTGTAACATAACTCTTAGTTAAACTTTGTATAGGCTTTGATTTTGAAAGGGCTCTTATAACGCCCCATTTTTGTCCTTTTACTCCATGATGGTATAATGATTGATTCTCCATAATTTTATTCAAATGCCTCCTTATTCGCTTTATATGCTATGTACGCATCCATCAATGCGGCAACAGCATCTATTTTTTGTTCATGTCTTTTTTTCATAAGTTTTCTATTTCCATTTGTATCCTCAAGAGTGATACAATTACCCATTGCGAAACACATCAATTCTTCATCGAATAACAACATTCTCTCCTCAGATAATTTCTTAAGTTCTCCAAGAGGAACTGATTCAGTCTTAGCTCCTTGAATAACTTTTTCTATTCCGAACGGTCCATTCTCTCTTTCCCATCGTTCGACAAATTCTCTAGCATTATAAGGGTCAAATCCGAAAGCTCTAACGTCATAACCCAGCTTAATTATATGGTCATCTAAGTCTTCATACACCTGCATCATGTCAAGAACCGTGCCGTCTAAAACTATTAAACTACCTTCATCCATAAATTGGTCATACTTTAATCTCATAGCTCCGGGAAGTTTCATCAAAGTTGATGACGATATGTAATTCCTTGTTTTTATACCATAGCATCCATTAGACAATGGAAATAAAAATGCAAAGGAACAAAAATCATCTCCTTGTGATAGGTCACCGCCCATAGCACAAGGCATCTTCCAATAATCCCTTTTCTTATGAGGTATAGTTTCCTCGTATGTAAAGAAATATGTGTACCCTTCCATGGGTATGCCGAACCTCTTCGCAAGAATATCGTTTCTTGATGCTGGTGCTTTCTCGGCTCTTTCAACATCAAGCTGATAGGTTTCGTACTTAACTGTCTTACCTAAGTTAGGATTTGCTTTAAGCCACATTTCAGGATGTCCTACTTCATCAATACTATCTAGTTTATAATACCATATAGAAACGTGGGGATTGACATAATCTCCTTTAAGTATGTCCATAAGCTCCATTTTGATTGTATCGCCACTTCCATTTCTAACGGTTCCTTCAGAGCTCATCGCAATAATCAGATAGTCGTCTACTTTAGATGCACCTTGCTCTATTGCACCGATGACGTCTTCTCGTATATCACCAGACAACCACTCGTCGACTGTTGCTATTTTGGCTCTTAAACCTTGAAGTTTGTTTATACTCATAGGCCTAATTTCGAGTAAAGAACCTGTTAAAAAATTCTCAACTCCTTTTTTAGTAGGTGAAAGTTTCATGCGATTCGCTTTAGAACCTGTTGTGTTCTGCAACGAACCATCTGTTAAGAATTTATATAGTGGTCCCCTAGCTCTTGCGATGGCTGTTCGAATAGGGCTCATAACCTCTTCTGATTGTTTCATAGTTGGAGCTGTTGTGATTTGATGTGTGGTGCTTGTATCAACATTAAGAAAATAATTTTGTATACAACTGCCATACATAGACTTTGCCGCTCCTCTTGCCACTATCAAATATTGTTTATTAATCAAACGTTGTTTAACTCTTCTGGTAACATAATAACCACCGTGTCCGTCTTTATTCGGTTCGTATATACTTCTTTCTACAAAATAATACCATCCAAATATTTGTTCTGCCCATAACTTAAATGTGTCTAACAAAACCAAATCAGAACCATCGGTCAATGTTAACTCGTTTTCGCAATACTTAACAAATCCGTCGATAGCTTTATCGTCGTAGTAAACTCCGGGATTATTTATCAAGTCATCTATTCTGTTCATTTCCATCGCTATCTCTTTGCACACCGGTATATCGCCTCTCATTACGGCGTTTCTAAATTCGCCATAGTATTTTGGTGTTGCTGTATTAGATAATGACATAAATCCTCCATTTATTAGGCATTTTGAATTTTTAATATTGGCTATCGCCCGGAAACACTCTTTACTGTTCCATATAAGCTAGCTGCTGCTCCGGCTATCGTTAGAACAGTACCAACAGCTTCAAGAGCTTCCATCGCTGAAACTTTACCAGCATTCGTTCTTTCAGCACTTAATGTACTGAATTGCTTCTCCAGATTCATTCTGGTTATTGCTTCCTGTAGCTCTTGGTTTGTCATTTGCTCCGCTGTCTTCTTGTGTTTACTAACCGATTTGTTTTTAACTAACTTATAAGCCTCATTGTTTAATGTCTTTGAATTATTTATCATCGACATCGTATCATTTACATTTAGGTTTCTTCTAAACCTTCCAAATCTACCGGGTTCTCTCGATGAACCTGAGTTATTATCTCTTCTAACTCCCCATCGCATTCCGAGAACGCCATGATGCTGTAAATATAGGTTGTTCATTATTCATCCTTTCTATAGTTATCTACTATGTATAATCTCCATTCCAGCTCGCTTATCATTTTGTTCATGGCCTCTATTGCCGATGAACTTGCCGGAGGGTCGAATAACAATTTCACTCTTAAATATACAAAGGACTTAACAGATTCAATATCTTTATCTCTTATGAAATCTGACCATACTTCATTCTTACCTGTTATCCTGAATGTGGTTGTAGGTCCAACACCCATTTGATTAAGTATTGTAAATATGGAGTTTATATGAATAACTATGTCTTTGTCAAACGCTTCATACTCTTCTGTCATACCTAAGAGTTTCTTTATTGATGTTAATATACTCTCTTCCATGGTCCTCCCTATTGTTTCCAAGGACAAGTGTCATTTGGAATTCTATTTGGTATCTTGTTATTTGGTACTTCATACCCATAGTGTATAGCATTATGGGTCGATAGTATAGTCGTGATTAGATTTTCCGAATCAAAAATAATAGGATTTCTATTCTTTACATCGTCAATAGTTATCGGATTGATGTGATGTATTAACGGTGAAACGAATATCTCATGACCGTCTATACCTAAATCGCATCCGTTATCCCTTACTATTATTTCGTTTCTAATCTTTTTCCACTCGCTACTCCTATATAACAACTGATTAAGGTATCTATCATACCCAAAAGTTTCGATACCGACAACTCCATCTAACCTAAGATACTCGAAGCGTTCTTCAAATGTCTTCAGTAATATCAACTCGCTATAACTCCTAGAATATGCTTTCATTCTTTCCGCCATAGTCTTTCATCGCCTCCATTGCTTCGGTATATAGCTCTTCTATACGCTTCGTTGACTGTAATGCTTCGGTCTTTGCTGCTATTAATTCCTTCTGTTTCTCCAGAATTTCCTTTTCTATCTTTTCTTTAGTTGAACCAAGTTTTAAATAATGAGTAATAACTTGTGAAGACGCCGTTCCGTCTCGAAGTTGTTGTTCTGCGAGGTCTACAGCTAAAGCTATCATTTGATTCTCCCTAGCTTCAGGGTTCATTGCGGGTGGACATCTCTTTTTAACCGAGTCTTTATCTCTTTTCTTAGTCATTGTTTCTCCTTTATTACACTTTCGTTTGATTTTTCGAATAGTTTTAGGTTATTTTTTAACAGATAGACAGAACACTCAAAGAATAAAGGCGGAGATTTTTACTTTTTGAGATTGTTTACCCGTTAAGGTTATACTTTTCACGTCTTGACACCGACTAAACTATAAAACCTTTACCTTTGAATGTTCTGTTTATCTGTTAACGAAACCTAAAATATACCCCCGGAGAAAATATAAAG